AAGAAATCCAAGAAGAACCAACAAACGATGACCCCGAGAAAAAAATCCTAAGTTACACCAAAAGAGATGCTTAATATTGAAAAATACGGAAATTTCAAATCAGTAGGTAAACAGAAAAAGAAAAAACAAATTATCTTATGTCATACTTCAAGGGAAGTTGAGGAATACTTAACCTCCCTTGAATTTAGGTGTAATTCCAATTATGATAAGATTCCAAATTATGTAATAACTAAGAATGGAACGATATTACAATTGTTGACCAACGACGGATACACCAATTTTTTTCAAGATGACAATATAAATAGGAATGGAATTGTCGTCTGTTTAGAAAATTTAGGTTGGTTAGAAAAGAAACCTCTAACAGATTATCATATTAACTGGAAAGGGAGTATTTATAATCAACAGGTTTACGAGAAAAAATGGAGAGATTTCTTTTTTTGGGAACCATATAACAGCAAACAGGTTGAAACTGTTGCTGAATTATGTTATCACCTAACAACTGAAATCCGAATTAAAAAGAATTGTGTTGGCCACAATACCAAAATTGATGGTATTCAGGGATTTGAAGGGATTGTTTCAAGAAGCAATTTCAATTCAAAATACACAGATTTAAATCCATCTTTTAACTTTGAAACTTTTAATAAATTATTAGAACATGGGCAATTTACATAACGACAGATACGACGAAATTAAGTCGTTGTTAAAAAAATCAAAAATGTTATTTGAGCAAGAAACTCAAGATAACATGGCACTAAGCGTCCAAAGTAGAATCGACCAAGACATGGATTACGAAACTGCGGTAGATGACAGAGAAGAGGATAAAACTCCTTCTCCAAAAGATAAAACACAAAAGTATAGGATATCTGGTGGTATCATGGCTTTACATGGTAAAGACAGAGGTGATTTAGATATCACGACAGATGAGAAAGTTGCTTTCCAAGAAACGATGGATGAATTTGTGGAAGAAGTTTCTGATTTGGCGGATTTCAACACATTGAATGTTTATCAAAACAATGTTGATTGGTCAGGTAAAATTATTGACCAAGATATTGATTTTACGCTCACAATTGGAGAGAATAGTGGAATCTACATCAATGGTGATATGATTAAAGTTGACGAAGAATTTTTAGATAGTATAAATAAACTTCAACAATTCTACCAAAAGTTTAAATCTAAATGGGGTAAAGTTTTAGCTAACAGAAAGAAAACTAAAGAATCACCAGAATAACATGAAAAATTTCATAACAAAATATTATAAAACAATTCTACTCTTTTTGGGTGGGTTGTTTCTTTTATATTGGGTTATTTTTGTTTTAACACCTGGTAGTACTATGAGTAAAGAAGACATATCTAAACTTGACTCATTAACTAATATTGTAAATCAAATCAACAAAGAACAAATTGTTTTAGAAACTAAAATAGATAGTGTTGATAAAGAAGATGATAAGATTGATAATGACATATCAAAAATAAAAACAAATAAAGAAAAAACAGGAAAAAAATATCATGAAGAAATTATTCGTGTTGATATGTATACTGACCCTGAGATTGACAGCTTTTTCTCAAACAGATACAAATAATCAACCAACAAAATGTTTCCCAATACCTGTTGTTAAACTAATTATAAAAGATTTAATGAGTGGGGATTCCGCGAAAGCTCAATTGAAATTAGTTGGAGACCAACTATTGGAAACTGAGAAAAAGGTTGAACTGAAAGATAGTGTGATATCACTATTGAGAGTTAAAGAATCTAACTACAATGTTATTGCTGATGTTCAAAATCAAAAATATTCTACTTTAGAAACTCACACTAAAAAAGTAGAGTGGGACCTAAAAAAAGAAAAAGTCAAAAATAAATTTACATCCGTTTTATCTGGTGTTGCCGTCGCGGCATTAACCTTCTTCTTAATAATAAAATAATGGCACTTACAAGTTCAGAACAAAAAGAAATTGAAATCATAATTCGTAAAGAAATAAAGAGCTTTATGGAAAACAATACCATCAAACAATTCGAAGATAAGTTAATGGATAAGATTTCAAAAGAAATCAAAAAAGGTAAACTAGAAGATGATGTAAAAGACATAACCCTAAAAATGTTTAGAGAATTCTACCAATTTATGTGGATAAATCGTAGCTATTGGGAACCAAGATTAAAAAACGCTTAATTATGAAAAGTTCAGGACAAGAATTTAAAAATGCTATTGATAAAGCATTTACAACTCAACCAAATGTTAAAATCAATACTAGCACTATGATGGATGCAAATAAATATAAATCAGGTTTCACTGAGGAAGTGGATGATGACGATAACGAGTACGAAACTTTTTTATCTAAAAGTAAAAAACTAAAAAAATCGGCTAAAGACCAATTCAATAAAGATTTGATGGTTGACAAAGATTATTTGGAGTTTAAAAAAAATGCGGAATATACTGACAATAGGACAAAATATAGTTTTGGTACACCAAATGTGGCATATAAAGACCCATTTATTAATAAGAAGAAATATAGTAGATTAGATAAATCCGAAACTAAAGAAGCAACGGGTTCAGGTTCTTCAGGTGCATATTCGGGACCTGTTTTTGGTGGTAATGATGAGTTTTGGAAAAAAAGTCGGGCTGAAAATCCGAAATTAAAAGAAAGTGAATTTGATAAAGTTGAAGCTAAAGAAGCAACAACTACTGGTTCATCGGGTGCATATGAATCACCGTCTATGTGGGCAAAATCAACAAGTAAGAAAGATTGGGGTCCAAGTAGAAAAACTCAATACCCTGGTGGAGGATTTGTTAAAATAAAAAAGAAATGTACTAAGTTCCCTTATTGTAATCAAGGAGATATTAATAACTTGAAAATCAGTAAGAATGAGTCGGTTAAAGAAGCAATTGATAATGTTGCTAAGAAACTTGGTGTCAGTAAAGATGTTATCATGACTATTTTAGAACATGAGTACGAAAATATAGGTAAAAGAATAAAATAAAGATATTTATAATAAAAAATACACGATGAAGAACTTTCAAACAAATATTGATAAATTAGTTTCAAAAATTCTTAATGAAGAAATTGAATCTAAAGTTAAACATATCACAGAGACAAAAGGTCAATGGGAAGAAATTGATATGGACGAAGAATTACATGGTAATCAATCAAAGATTGATGTTGCGGAACCTAAAGGTAAAATTACTGCTGCAGATTTTAAAAAGTTAAGAGATGCCAAAACTCACAAAAAAGAGGTTGAAGAATTTTTCTACAACGATGAGGAAGAAGCTGAAGAACTGTCTCAAAACGAACCAACATATGTTGGTAAAGGTTTGGCTGACAATAAAATTAAAAATAAAATCAGAAACAAAATGTTTGGTTCATTTGATGATGAACACGGTTGGTTTGACCAATCTGATAGACAACATTCAGGTGATTTTGATTTTGATTATGAAGAAGAGGAATTTGAAGATTTCCCATCATTAATGTCAAAACATGGTAAAAATCAAAGATGGTTTGGGCCAAATGACGGTGAAAAGTTATTTAATGTGTATCAACAAAAATTTGGTGGTAAACCATTTAGAGTTAGAATTGCTAAAGATTTGGAAGAAGGTGAATGTAATGAATGTGGGAACAAAGGTATGTATGAATCTAAAAATAAATGGATTCAAGATACTGATATGAAAAAAGGTGCATTACATAAGAAATTAAATATACCTGAAGGTGACAAAATACCAAAATCAAAATTAAATTCGCTTAAAAAATATTTGATGGCTAAGGCTAAAGGTGATAAAAAACTTTCCGCGGTTGATTCTAAATTATTGAAACAAGTAAACATGGCACTTACTTTGGGTGGTCTTAAAGAAAGTAAAGATACATTGGCTTTGACAGAAAATGAGTTGATTGACATGATTGAAAATATTGTTAAAGAACAAATTGTTAAAGACCCATCTGAAAAAAATAACTTCAGTGTTAAAGAACCACAAGGTTTGAAAAAAACTAAGAAAGCTCAAGGTGAAAGTAAAAAAGAAAATGACGACTATGCCAAAAGTGTTGTTAAGAAAATGAAAGATTACATGAAAGATATGTATATGGGTGGAGGAAGTTATAATGAAAATCCTGACGATTTCCCTCAAAGTAACTACGACATGGAGAAAGAACATAATGAGATGAAGTATCATCCATCAGATGCGGTTGAAGAATACATTGAGGCTTTCTCTTATCCTGGTATGACAAATCTTGTTTATGATGAAATTAAACCTGATGATGAAATGATTACAAAACAAATTAAAGGTGATTCTAAAAACGGTAACGCAGTTACTAGTAAAGATGGTAAGGCTTTAGGTAATGTTTCAAAAAGAAGTACAAAGGTTGGTGACAGATTCAAGAAAAATTTTGATGAAAATTTATATGGTGCGGAACAAATGAACGGTACCTATAAAAAAACAATAGCTCCTGTTGATATTGCTGGTGATAAAAAACAATCAGGTTCTTTAAAAAGTATTAAAGGAGGGTCAACAACTAAGGCGAACAAAATAATGAGTCAATTAGAATCTACTGAAGATAAGGCGACAAAAATTATTAAAGAAGACCTTCAAAAAATGAAGAATTTGATTTCATACAACAGAAAAACACAATAAAAATTCACATTTTATAAAACTATCTTATAATTCTCCATAGAAACAAAACTCTATGGAGAATTTTTTTATTTGGATGACTAAGCCAATACCACATGACGAAGTAATAACATGGTTCAATATTCATAATATGAATTATGAAAAAATTGAATTGTATGGTGATATTTCCAAATCCCTAACAAAAATAATTTCGGACACGTATCTCGGAGAAAATGTCTCTGAGACCAAAATATTTTTATCTAATGATGATAATAAATTACATTTTGATTGGTGTTGGAATAAAATGGTTGAAAATTTCGGAAAAGAAAATATTATTATAAAGGTGGATGGAGAGCATAGAGATTACTTCAAATCATTTTTTATGGATACATTTTATAATCAATCAAAAGATAGTGTTAAACAATCAATTGATAAGTTTTTAACTGAAATATTTGATACCGATATCACTTTTTCAAAATTAGATTTAGATTTATTGACGGAATTATATAAATTGATGGAAAAAAATATTGAATAAATCCTTGATTCTATTTACACCAGAAAGAAAAAACTTACTTTTTAAGTATTATAAAAATAAACAATTATAAATTTTAGAAAATGGAAACATTAGAGCAAATTAAAGTATTGACTGAAACACTTTCGGTAGATACAACAAAGTTCTTTAGCGGGAACAAAAGTGCAGGTACGAGAGCTAGAAAGTCAGCTCAGGAGTTAAAAGCTTTACTTCAAAAATTAAGAGGTGAAGTTTTAGAACACAACAAGACAGAGAAAGATGCATAATATTGATACGATATATCTTTTTATATTTGTGTTTACAATATTAGTGTCATTAAAAAATGTCACAAAGTTTTTAAGCGCCCTGTTACAAAAAGAACCAAAACCATTGGTCTTTAGTAACAGGGAACTTATCCTATTAGGGGTATCAATTAGTTATATAATAACATATCTTATACAAAAATGAGTTTTTATAAAGAAATAGCACCATTTATTGAATATGTCCATTCAATAAGAAAATTGGAATCATATCTAAGTTTTGATATGAAATTCCCATCAAAATGGTCTATACCAAAGAGTATAGTAGAAGAGGGACAAGTTATAGGATTTGCGGTAGAAGATGCAAATTCAAAAGGTATTACATTTGTTTGTCCAATTGACGAACGAGATATGTCAGTCACCTTAGTTAAAATAGGTAAATTGATTAAGTTGAATAAAGAGAGGGAATTGAAAGAGAGATTGTTCAAACAAACTGTAGAAGAATTGAAACAAACTTTCGAAAAAACCGATTTAGATAAACTTAAAAATTTGTATTTTGATTTTGATGAAGATGATTTGGATATAGATTTAAACACTGAAACAGAAACAGAATTAGAAGATGAGCACGACGAACAGGAGTCAGACGCTGTTGAATTGGCTCAATAGTGAAAAACTAAAAGACCAACGACAACTCGACAAAGAAAAACTAAAAATAATTAAAGAAATGAAGAATATGAAAAAGGAAGACCTTTTTCCAAAACCAGTTAAATTAAGTTTATGGCGGAAAATCAAAATATTACTCTTGGGGAGTTAGAAAAGTTGGCACTAATCGCTGAGTCAGTTCAATCAATGTTTAGTGGAAAGGGGACCATCATATTTGAATTACCAAAAGGCGAGTATACAAGCGTCATCCAACATTTCAGAGAAATTGATAGACACCACAAACAATTTTCAATAGATATTTCAGGGACAGAATTTCATTTTATTTTAATGGAAGAACCGAAAGATTCTATTTCGGATAAGTCGTAAATTTACGATACAACACTTTTTTATCAAATCCATTGGATTCCAATAATTCATATAGGTATTTACGCTGAGGGGACGAGTAATCTTTAATAAAGAGACAATCCCCTCTTTTTATTTTAAAGAAATATGAGGATAAACAATCAACGAATCTGGAACATTCTGACTCATTTTTCAGTGAAAATAAGTTAATTTGTTCATCTTTTTGTAGGATAATTTTATTATTCAGTACTGATATCATTTTTAATCCATCACCTTTCAAATAGGTTTTAATAAACTCTTGCGTTGTGATTTTAGATTTGTTCTTAACATCATATAACAAATCTTCTTCTTTATATGGAGAAATCATTAGAATTGACATCCCATCATCCTCAAGTTTTACTTTAACATTTCTACCATGTTCATCTGTCATGTAAACTGGTGCGGATTGATTTACCGACATTTCAATCAATCCCAATTCAAACTTGCAACCTTTACCATTTTCAACCAAAACTTCAAAAATAACCTCATTGGATTGTTCTATTATCTTATTAAAATAACTTTTAGCACGAGATAATGTTATAAATTTATTTATAATTTTTTTTCTTGTTTTATTTTTAAAAAGGACTACCAAATAGTTCGACATATATGAATAATTATTACGAAATTTTAGGAGTAAGTAAAGACGCAAAGCAAGATGAGATAAAAAAGGTCTATAGAAAACTTGCAATTCAATACCATCCTGATAGAAACCCTGAGGGTGCTGAAAAATTTAAAGAGATTGCAAGAGCTTATGAAACCTTGGGTGATGAGAATAAGAGAAGAGAATATGATAATCAACTAAATAACCCCTTTGCTGGTGGGGGAGGTGGTGTGCCTTATGAAGATTTAATTAATCAAATGTTTGGGGGACAAATGGGTAACCCATTTGGTTCCACCCAAAGACGAAAGTCGGCACCTGATAAGATAATTAAAGTTCAAATCACACCGATTGAATCTTATAGAGGAATAGATAAAAAAATCCAATACCTTAAAGACAATATGTGTGATATCTGTAGTGGAAGTGGTGGTGACCAACAAAGATGTAATACCTGTGCGGGCTCAGGGTTCCAAGTTAAATCATTCGGAACTGGATTTATGACTCAACAAATAAGAACAGCATGTGGAACCTGTGCGGGTAGAGGATATACATTGGTTCACAGATGTTATAATTGTGGTGGTAATGGGGTTAAACCAGCAACTCATGAAATAAGTGTAAAACTACCAGTTGGGGTTGATAATGGTCAGTATTTAAAACTTGCTGACTTAGGAGATTTTAGAAATGGTGAATACGGAGATTTGGTTATTCAAATAGAAGTTGTTCCGTCAGATGGATTTGAAAAAATGAATAATGATTTAATTTATAACTTGGTTCTTAATTTGGAAGAAGCCCAAAAAGATAAGTTCACAATACCACATCCTGATGGAGAATTAATCATGAACGCCCCAACATTGTTTGACACAACAAAACCTTTGAGGTTAAGAGGAAAGGGATTTATGGGAGGGGATATGTATGTTAAATTAAATGTTAAGTTTGAAAGGTCTATTTAAACCAAGATACTATATGTTTCACTAACTCTATGGTTCCATAAATTGAAGTGAATAATATAAACCCACCGAGAAAAATTAAATTTTTTGGTTTTGATATTGGGTTTTTAGATTTACATGATTTACATTCTTTTGTTTGTTTTTTGTTTTCCATAGTATTTATAATTATGTTACTTGAGCAAATTATTAAAAGGGTTATTCATCAATATCTTGATGAGAAAGACCAAAAAGAATATAAGAAACCGCGTAAGTATAGTAAATCATATTGTGAAAAAACTTCGTGTAAGGATATGGGGTTTACTCAAAAGGCGTCCTGCCGTCCATACAAAAATTGTTATAAATAATTTAATTTTTATTTACTTTTAACGCACTTTTCTTATCTTTGTTTATATTTATATTATGTATGGCAACAAAAGGAAAACCGTATAAAGACGAGAAAGATAAAAAAGTAAAATACGGGATTAGTATTGACCGATATCTTTTTGATAAAATGAAAAATGAGGGAATTAGTATTTCCAAGTTTATTCAAAAATTAGTTAAAGAGTATTATGATGGGAAAAGTATGTAGTAAATGTCATGTTGATAAAGAATTAGATGAATATTATAAAACAACAAGGAATATTAGTGGTGTTAGAGAATCTTGTATTTTATGTGTTAAAGATTATAATCAAAGTCAAACTATAAAAAGAAAAGATGAGAATTATATTAAGAAACATAAATATTTTTTTGATGAGAACTTTTTTGAAAAAATTGATAATGAAGAAAAGGCGTATTTTTTAGGATTTATATTTGCTGATGGTTGTGTGACCAATGACCCTAAAAAATATCGAAATAGAGTTGCGTTAAAATTACATACCAAAGATACACATATATTAGATTCTTTTATTAAAAGTATTAACGGTGAAATGTCTGTATGGAAACACGGTCAAAGAGAAATGGTGGAAGTTAGTTTTTCAAGTAAAAAAACTGTTAACGATTTAATTAATTTAGGTGTAATACCAAATAAAACCTTTACATTACAATATCCTAAAATTAACGAAACATTAGAAAGGCATTTTTTAAGAGGTTATTTTGATGGAGATGGATGTATAAGAATTAATGAAGATAAAAGAGATAATTCAAAAAGAGGGGATTTAAGGATTGTCAGTGGTTCATTAGATATGTTAAATAAAATAAATGGAAGGATGAATGTTTTGTTTGGTACAAATATAAATAAACTATACGGACCAAAAGACAAAGATTATAGATACATTGGATGGGCGGGTATGACAGATATTGAAAAAATATATCACGGATTTTATGATGATTCAATATTGTTTCTTAATAGAAAAAAGATTATATTTGATGAGGTTATTGAAACAATAAAAAATAAACAAAAATATAGAAAAAAATAATATGTTAAGTTGGATTGGTGGTAAAAGTAAAATAGGAAAATGGTTAGTGGAGTATTATCCAAATGATATGGAGATATATACTGAAAGTTTCGGGGGCATGATGTGGTGTTATTTTAATATGGATTTAAGTAAGTACCCAAATCTTAAAAAAATTGTGTATAATGATTTAAATCCGTTAAATTATAATTTATTTCAATGTATTAAAAATCCTTCAAGATTATTGGAGGAGATAAATAAAATTCCGTGTCAAGAAAAAGATGTCTTTCCAACTCCTGAAACATGTAAAGAACAATTTATCAGGTTTCAGGCTGAAATATTTGATAAGAATTTCAGGGTAGAGGCTTACGATTATGAAATTGCTGCTAAGTACGTTTATGTTGTTACTCAAGTTTTTAGTGGTTCTAAACCAGAAACAAGTTCGTTTATTGACCTTAAAGGAAAGTATAAGTCAAAATATTTAACATTCCGAGATAAACTTTCTAAGCCTGATTGGGTGGAGTATTTTCTTAAAATTACTCATATTGAAAATATGGATTTTGAAGATTTAATATTAAAGTATGATTCTGATAAAACATTCCACTATGTGGATGCTCCATATTGGAAAACAGAAAACTACTATTCAAATCATGATTTTGATAGGAATGACCACGAAAGATTGGCAAATACTTTAAAAAGAGTTAAAGGTAAATTTGGTATGTCTTACTATGATTTCCCAATATTATCTGAGTGGTTTCCTGAAAATCAATATAGATGGGAGAAAAAAGAGTTTGCCAAAGCGGCGTCGGCAAAAAAAGGTGCAAAACAAAATATGGGTGAAGAGTTGTTAATTTTAAATTATTAGCTTACTTTTGCTTCATCAATATATTTATAATATAAAAATACACCACAAATGAAATTTACGTCGTTATTAAAAACAGTTATTCTTGAACAATCAAGATTTGAGTTATTGTTTGATGCATTAACTAATCCATCAAAAGACAAAGAAGGGAAAAAGTTAAAGCCAAAATTAACTAAAGATGAATTTATTGAATTGGTTAATGCCGACCCAACAACTCGTACTAACAATGTTGACCTGTCAACTGCGGACTCTGAAGAACTTGGTAAAGTCAAAGCTGGTAAATTCGTACAGTGGTTAATTAAGAATTATCTAACACCAACAACTGAAAGACAACCTGGTGATAATGGTTATGATAGAGAGGTGGCACAAGTTAAGGAAACTTTCATGGAGGACTTATATAAGGTTACCGATGACCTTAAAAAGTTTGAAAGATTCAAAAACAGACTTCCTCAAGATATGAGGGATATCAACAAATTGACACCTACTACATTATACAATGTGGTTAAAGATTTTGATTTGACTTTAGCGACAACAACAAAGGCAGAAAGAAAGGCGGCAAATGTACATCCAGGTGCTAAATTATTATATCAAGGTCCAACATGGACAATTATTGAAATCAAAGATAAAGGTGCTATTGGTAAAGAAGCTGCTTGTTTCTACGGAGGACACAACAAAGAGACAAGATGGTGTACTTCAGCACCTGGTTTAACATACTTTGATAGATATATTAAAGATGGTCCGCTGTATGTTCTTTATAAGACAGATGATACTGATGTTTCTCCTGAAACAGGTCTTCCAAAAGAAAGATATCAGTTCCACTTCCCAAGTAATCAATTCATGGATAAAGATGACCATCAACAAGATTTGATTAAGTTATTGAACGGACCTATGTCTGAGTTAAAAGATTTCTTCAAACCTGAATTTGCAAAAGGTTTAACAATGGGAGGAGAAAAACTTGTTATAGATAGTTTCAGTAGTGGACCGGTTGGTAAATTCATCGGACTTTACGGTCTTGACGATTTAATTGAGAACTTGCCTATAACATTGAAACAATTCTCAATCCAAAACAAAGATAAGAACAGTGTCATTATCAATATCCCTGAGTCAATCGGTAAATTCAAAGAATTGACTATGATTCTTTTAGATAATTGTGTTGAACATATCCCCGATTCAATTTGTACATTACCTAAATTGAGATTCTTAGCGTTACCTGATAACCAAGGACTTAGAGAAATCCCTGAATGTATTGCAGATTTACCAAACTTGTATTTCTTGAATCTTAAAGGAAGTCAAAATGTTAATATTCCTGAAAAAATCAAAGAAAAAGGAACTGACATGGGCGGCGGAATGTGGGATTTACAGGACTAATTTTTAACTTTTAAATTTATTATATGAGTGTTGATGTTGAAATATACATGAATAACATTGTCAAATTTTTCAAATCAAATCCTAACGACCTCTTGAACTTAGTTCCAAAAGACAAAGAAGATGAGTTTTACGATAAGATAAGAGAAACCGCGATTCAAAATGTTGATAAAGGTGAAGACGTACCTTTAAGTCAAAAACAAATGATTGATATCTGTGTTATCTTAAACGGTAAAATACCTAAGGAAGATAAAGTTGTTGAAGAAGAAGTTCAGAGTTATATTATGGGAACAAAGTTTGGTCCCATATTCTTAAACTAAAATTATAAAAAGTGGGATTAATTCCCACTTTTTTTATTATATTTGCATTATGAAGCAGATACTATATAAGAAAGAATATACCAAATTTTCAAGTGTAAAGTATAAAGATTCAACACCAATCAATTTCATTCAAAAAGAAGTGGAAAACCATGATAATATCTTTTCGTTTGAACCTATGCCAACAAAAAAACATCCTGTATTTAAGTATGAACTATCAGATTCAACTGAACAATGTTATGCTGATAATTTTGGAAATCCTATGTGGTCTGTTGAAAAAAAATATTTCATGGTTGTTGTTGAAAAAGACGGTGATAAAGTTGCGATAAAATTGTTTTATGGTTTTAAATATCGTAGACCTGGTGTTCATTGGTTTAAAGTTAGAAAAGATATGGAGTTTATAACTGTAAATACAAAAACAGGTGATGTATATGTTGGAGGAATTCAAAAATATCATTTAAAAAGAGAATGCAGAAAACGAATCAGAAGAAATTATTTTTTGAATAATCCTATAAGTAACACGATGGCGGCAATTAAAAATAATTTGGAAGGCGAAGGTAATGAAACTGTTGCTACTGATGCAATGTCCATTTTTATGGATGAAATAGACCCAATAAATAATTTCGGTAGTTTAAATTTTAATCAACGACTATTCAAATTTTATCTGAATAAAAGAAATATCAAATTCCCTAATAATTTTTATTCTTTTGTGGATTATTGGTATGGTCCCGAAATCAGAAAAATTCTAAAAAAGAACGATAACAAGATGGTTGATAGTATTATGGAAAGGTATAAGTTATCAGGCAAGCAACTTAAAAAGGCGTTGCATAATTGTGATAGTTTGAATCTAAATACCTATAAGGTTGTTAGAGATTTATTTGGGGATGATTGGTTAAATCAAGATAATAAGTTAATTCTAGCTTGTTTAAACTACAAATCGGGGTTAGGTGCAGTCCCTAACGAATTCCGTGATTATATGACAACCGAAGAATTGAGAAGAGCGTTTGAACTTATTAAAGAAGTTGTTATATATCAGACCTTAGATTCATACACTTACTTTGACCATATAAGAATGTATACCGAATTAAAACGATTTGGTGAGACCGATTTGAGATGGATGTCATCAAACGATAGTAAATTCAATTTTAGAGAAGAACATTTGGATTGGTCTGATAAGTTGGAACATTATCGTCAAGGGTTTTACACAAGAATTTATCCTGAATATAGCTATGATTTTATACAACAAGCCATAGACATCGGAGGTAATACATATTACCCTGTATTATTGAATGATAGTGATGGGTACAATAAAGAAAGTGCCCAACAATCTAATTGTGTAAAGACCTATATAGGTAAATGTTCATCAATTATCATATCCGTTCGTAAGGGAGATATCAACTCAGATGAAAGAGCAACAATAGAATATTCTTTACAGCAAGTTCCAAGTGGTAAAGTTGAGGTAAAAAGAATCCAAAGTTTGGGGAGATTTAATGGTATTTTAAGTGAAGAATGGAAAGAGGTTCTATTTAAATTAGATGAGATAATGTTATATTATATAAAAGATGAAAAATTTGATACCGTTAAAATCAATAAGGTTTGTAAAAACGGTGTGGAACTTAAATCTGATTCTCATTGGAATGATAATGGTTATCTCATATGGACTTACGAACAAATTAAACAAAATCAAGGAACTGATTTTTTTATAAACAATTTTTTTTAATGGAAACACCTGAATATATCAAAAAGGAAGGAATCTTTTCCAAGATTTATATCCATATGTCTGAAGGTTTTGATGTTTTTTTGAAAGACAAAAAAATGAAAACCGTGTATAGTGAATCAACTTCAGATTCAAATACTGGTGTTATTAAATACAAATGTAAAATCTATCAAACACAACAAGAATTCTTTATATATTTATCATTTCGTGATGATGAAACAATTGATATGACCATATATTATAAAGAACCGCAATTGAGTGAATTAACAATTTTTATAAAACAATTATTAAAGCAATTTAACAATTATGTGATGTAGTGATAGTTATGGTAACACACTAATGAGTATGACTAACGGTAAAATATATAAAATACAAACAGGGGTTTTCGGTTAAAAAACTTTCAAAAATGTATCCCCAAGTAACTACCAGTACTTTATATGGTATAAAAAAATGGTAACAGGTGGGGTGATTTATAAATAAAACAAATAAAAAATAAATAAATATGGAAATTACAAGTGTAGAATTAAAACAAAAAATTGAAAATGGTGAGAAATTATTAGTTGATTTCTTCACAAACTGGTGCGGTCCCTGCGGCGTTATGAAACCTATGTTTGAATTGGCTTCAACTAAACTTAAAGATGAAAATGCGGAAATTCAGCTTTATACTATGAATCTTGAAGAAGATAAAGAATATGCTATTCAAGATTTGGGTATCAGAAGTGTTCCAACTATTAAGGGTTTTGTTAATGGTAATGAAGTGTATCATAATACGGGTGTTCTTAAAACTGAGCAAATAATACAAGTTGCTAAAAACTTATAATATGAAGAATTTAAATGTTGTTGTTTACACAATGAAAGGTTGCCCTTTCTGTACGGACTTCAAAGACATGTTGGTTAATGAAAACATAGAATTTTTTGATAGAGATATTGATGAATATAAAGATGAATATGATTTATTTGTTGAGATAACAAGTAATGAAATGATTCCTTCTATGTTAATTATTGAAGGTGATGAAAATTCTCACGAATCATTCTTATATGCACCTGAGAGAAATTATAACGAGTTGACTGAAGCGCTTGATATAATCAAGGAACATAAAAATAAACTCGGAATAATCTAAAAAATTATAAAATCTTTGATTTTCTTTTTAAGGAAATCATAATCTTCAAGTGGATTGGTTATTTCAGAATACCATTCCACTTTTTTTATTTCATTTTTCAACCAACTAAAATCAAAATCAAACATATCTAAAATTGCTGATGTTAGAGTATAATCAATTTCGTTTGATTCATTTTTTACGGAGAACATCTGGTCACCAGACTTATCTTTATTATTTGATAATTCAAGGGTTAAATAGTTGAAAGGATAAGATGATGGGATGTTATAGGTTATGTGTTTACCATAGTAATATAATAACCTTCCCTGACCTAACGAATAACCGTGTGGAAATTCAGAAATATGAGTAAAGTTATTATCTTCAGATATTGTCTCTAATGAATACTTGTAATTGTAAGATAGTGTTTCATCAATTTCAAATGATTGTATTTGTTGGTGATTGTACGAACAACTACTTGTGTTATGATAGGTGAACGATAATAAATCTGAAGGTCTTAAATTACAATCATATTCAATTAAATCAATAGTATGGGTTAGTTTAACATCTCCCATATAACTTTCAAACTTAACAATGAAATCATCTTTTAATTTTCCAATGTTTAAGGGGTCGTTATAAGTTGTTTTGCCTTTGATTACATAGAAATTAATACAATCAACAACTTGAATTATGGTTTCTTCTTCTTTAGGGATTTGATTTAAAATAAAATCTGCAAATAAATTTACAAGGGATAATCTACTAATCGGTGATTTCAATATCATTACTTCGGTTCTTTAACTTTTATTATTTTATTAAATATAATGTATTGAAATTAGAATGTAAAAGAAAAAAGGAGTCAACTAGACTCCTTTATTTATAATATCTTTAATTTCTTCTGTTGTGTCGTATAACATCTTCAAAAATCTTGGCCACATACCAGGACCAAAACTATGGACGGTCTCAATCAACTTCAAGTAATAAGGGTTTTTATTTTTTACGAACTCACTAGTTTCAGGGTAATCGGTTGAAATGTTTGCAACCAAGTTAGACATTCTGGTGTCCTTTAATTTTTCATCACTAATTCTATTTAAAATATCTAATGATATTCTTAATAAAGGTTCTCCTTTGGCAAAGTAATTAAGTATGTTAGTCAATGACTTTGACAACAATACTCTATTTTCCATTTTGTTTGTTCTACTATCTCTTCTTTTAAACTCATTAACAAGACCTTCTAAAAATTCATTTGTAATAGCTCTAAACTCAATAGGATGACCCCAGTATTTTTCGTCAACCTTAGGGTCATACTCTGCAAAATATTTTTCATTATATTGTGTTGTGAAGTTGGGGTCAGTGGCATGCATCAATTCATGATATAGAGTTAAGAATAAATTCTTTTTGGAACCAAATAATTTAGGATTAAGTTGCATTTCAAACTTCTGTGGGTTTTTTGTTGTTCTTGGTTTTAAATCCATTTGACCATAATTTTTATATCTTGGATTCAAGAACACTTTGAATTTACCATCACTACCATCCGCAGTTTTGAATTCCATTTGGTCTACTTCAACCTTTCTTGGAATTTCTTTACTACGTAACGCCCACAACCTGTCGGTCAACTCCAAAAGTTTTGTATAATCTTCAGGGGATAACTTATATCTTTTTTGTTCAGATATTACGTTTGATAATATGTTAAGAAACTTAATCATTTACTATTAAATATAATCGCCGAAGTACATGTTGATGTTCTTATCAACTTTTCTTGAATCAGGATAATCAGGAGGATAAACACTTAAACAATCCATACCTTCTTTTAAAATACCCAAGTAGGAACCCCAATATTCCAGTGTGCCATAAGTATATCCTTTATTTTCATTTAAGTAATCAAAAATATTACTTTCAAAGTTGTGAATTGGCACTCTAAATTTTTGAACTTCAGTATCTTTCTTGTATATGTGTGGTCTTGTCACCCATTCACCTTTTCCAAAGTAGGTTGAAAGCTCACTCCAAACATCTTCATACAATTCTTCTTCATATGCGCTATTGTATGAGTTACCATAGATATTATACAACTCACTCTTTAATTCTTCAAGTTCATTACCCATTAATTCTTCCATGGTTTCTTCATTATCAACTACTTGGTCTATATTGGATTGGTCAATAGTAACATATTCAGGATGACCTTGTTGTTTGGCGTAATCTTCAAGTAAGTCGGTGTATGGTTCAATTTGTTTACCTTCTAACGATTTGATAATATACTCTTTTAGGTGTAATAAGTTTTCTTTGGTTAGTTCTTCAATTACATCACGATAAACATTGTCGGTTAAATCGTGATAACTCCAACCATAAGAATGACTATCGTACTCACCACTTAATAACGCCTCAACCGTATCTCTTGAAATGTCGTTTCTTCTATTATCACAAAATAATTCTGCAAGGTCTCCTTGGCCATGAACAACCAAATATGGTTCACCATTAACTAATTCAACATCACCCAAATACTTTAAGACATATTTCCAAAACTTCTCTTTATCATTTTCATAATAAAATAACAATAAATCATTTTGATACTCATCCATAACCTTTCCATCAAGGTCTAACTCATCTAATAAATCTCTTTTATGTAGTATTTTAAAAAATGTTTGAACATCACCAATATATTTGATGAAATCGGTATCACCATCATTAAACATTTCAATTAATTCCTGAATATCCATAATATATAAATACAAAAAAAGGGATAAATTTTTATCCCTTTTTAAATTTTGTTAAATGTAAGACAATTACTTACTTGTCTTATTCACATTGTAGTACTTTTCAATAGTTTTCTTGATTGCACTTTTAACACTCTCATTTGTTTGTTGTTTTTGAGCTTGTGCCGCTTGTACTTGTTGAACAGTAGGCTGTTGTGATTCGTTTCCTTTATTTTTGCATCCGCATCCACCCATGATTTTAATTTTTTTTTTTAGTTTATTATTTTAAATTTATGTTTGTAACAACTTTTTCTAATTGAACCTTTATGTCCATTATTTAATTTAATACCTCTTAAACAATTTGAAATACACATTCTAACATTTCTTGGTTTACCTTTCGCAAATCCATTTAATATTAAATAATTTGCACCATCAACCAAAGTTTCAAATATGAATTCTTCATTAGTTTCAAGATTTGTTAATGAAAATTTATATATATTCCCATTCTTATTTAAATTATATTTTGATAATTTAATTTTTACTTCATCATTGAATGTGTTTCGTCTAAATTCGTTTACCGAAGCTAAATTATAACCATTTTTAAGATTATTAGATTCATATAGTGTAATAAATTTATTTTCAGATTCAATTAACTCACTAGGTTCACAATATTCAACAATTTCAAATATAAAAACATCTTTACCGTATTTGTTATATGATTTTTGTAAATATTCATTATCGTGAATACCTTTATCCAACATCCAAAAATGTTTATATTCTCGGTTTGAAATATTAACACTACTACCAATGTAAACCTTGTTATTAGTGGTGTTAGTTATTTTGTAGATACCAGAATTCATAAAAATTGAAATTATTATTTCTCAATAATAAATATTATCTTTGATGAAATATAAACATAAAAGAATATTTATTAAATAAAAGTGTGATGGATTTTTTAAAATTAATACAAGAAGGTAGGGTTGATGACTTTAAAGCCAAGTATTCACAGAAATTTGGTGGAGAAAATGTAAATAAGATTGTTAATTCAGTCCCCCAAAAATATTTGGATTGGGTTGGTAAGAACTTAGATGTTGTAAATTTTGATGAGACATTTGGTAAGGTCTCCAATGCGTTGAATAAGTTTGAAAAGATTTCAAGTAATTTACCTATTACAGATTTAACACAATATAAAAGTGTTGGACAATTATTTGGTGCCATTAGTGATTATGAAGGTAGACAAAGAAGAAATGTTAAAAAGGTTGAAGGTGGTAATGTTGTTTATGATGACGGTAAATACTTTGTTGTTAACCCATTAACACACGAATCGTCTTGTTATTATGGTAAAGGTACTAAGTGGTGTACTGCAACTGAGAGTGATTACAATTTCAAAAGATATAACGATGACGGCAAGTTGTTCTATATCTTGGACAGAACGCTCCCAACAAATGACCCTTTCTATAAAGTTGCTTTGTTAAGAAAATTTGATGGTGATAAAACTTATTATGATGCCAAAGACGATACAATTAAAAGTGGTTGGATTTATAATACAAACAAGTTAAAAGAGATATTATCATCAGTTGACGATTACTTGAATACGGAGTATGCTGAGCAGATTAAAATATATTCAGATAAAGAAGCGGTTAAGAAAGAAAAAGAAAGATTAGAAAGATTAAGAATTCAAAGAATTTTAGAAGGAAGAAGGGATGAAGCGAATGACAGAAGATTAGATAATGAATGGGAGTTAGGTCCTGATTGTCCTGACGAAGGTCTTAAAGCTCATGCCTTGTTAGATTGGTTGGATTCAAATGGTGATGTTGAAATAATAACCAACGAAGACCGAGGCGAAATTGCAAGAATTCAAAATGAGATTGACCGACTTCAATTAGAATACGATAATGATGAAAATGTAAGAGGAGATTTATTGGATGAGATAAGCGAACTTGAGGATGAATTGGACGAGTTTACATCTAAAATTGATGTTTATAACATTGTCCCAACTGGTAACTATTATGATATGTCAGAGTTTGAAGTCATAGATAGTCCTGTTGAGGGTAGAAGATATGCTGTTGGTGATGAAGGTGAAGTTAAATCAAGTGCTTATGATTATGTTGAGCAATTGATTGATGACATTGGGTACGGAGGATTCAATGAAAGTTTTGCAAAAGGATTCATTGATGAACGCGCGGTATTAGATTATGCCGAAGAGTTTTATGAAGACGATATTAGAGAAAATCCTGAATCATATTTTGATGAGGAAGATAGAATGTTATCTGACAAACAAGAAGAAAAGATAGAACAATTAAAAATGAGAATATCTCAATTGGAATCCATGATTGAAAAATTTGAAGAAGAGATGGATGGTGAGAACGATGATGACCTACAAGAAAGAATTGATGAGATGAATGAAAGAATTGAGGAGATGAATGATGAGATTACTGAAATAGAAGAAGACCCTGAAGGTGACTTTCCTGAAGAAAAAATTGACGAGGCTATACAAGATAAAGTTAGTGATGTCAGATATGATGTTACGAGTTTTATGGTGGACTTTGGTTTGAATTGGGAAGATTATATTGATAAAGATGAATTTATTGATGGTGTTATTGACGCTGATGGTTATGGTCATACTTTAAATGGTTATGATGGAAATGCGGATGAACAAAAGGTTTTAGACAAATGGTATTATGTGATGAGATTGGATTGATTCCCGTAAAATTTTAATTATTATTTTCGTATGGTGAGAAAGAAAAAAATGTTATTTAAACTGAATCCAGAATGGATGTTTAAAGAGCCATTGGACTTTGAATATAACAAATACACTTTATTGGATTATATACAAAAGTGCGAACAAAATTTAGATAAGTTTGAAATCTATCCTGATTTTGTTGAGTTATCGTTACATCTTGCCAACATCCAATCTTTAAATAAAGAGAATACTTTATTGTTAACCGACAAAAAATTTGAATCCTGCGATGATGAAATCATGTTAAGGGATTTATATCCAAAAAAACCAAGAGAACTTTCAGATGAAGAACGAAACGAATTGTTGAAGACGATAGAATACTCAAACTACAAATTATTTGACACATTCAATTTTGCCAAATCAATTTGGGATTTAGTTTTTGATACTGTTGAAATTTCCTTAAAGAAAAACAAGGATAATCTGGGTTCAGGTATGGGTTATTGTTTCCATTATGGAAAGAAAGAAAACAAAGTTTATGTTTGGGAATATCAAATCAAACGTGACCGAAAGCAACCCAACACAAACAAAACAACAATCAAGTTAATTTATGAAAACTCCCCTGAAGATATTACCTTATCTTCAATCATAGAAAAAAACTCATCTTTTGTTAAAAGGAACTATAAGACATTCCCTGTATTTGAAATGAGGTGTAATCAAGAGTTCCCAATGGAACAAACAATAGTTCCAATCATGAAAAGGAAAATTATGTCATATATTTTTCAAATTCCTAACTTAACTAAGATAAAAAACTTTGACTCTAAATAAAAAATCATTTATAATTGGGTGTAATGGGATTTAACAAGAGATATATTAATTACCAAAATACTTTAATCGCCCTTCAATCTAACAAATTAAAAGATTATTATGGGAAGAGTGATGCCCTTATCTTTAACGATGAAAAGAGTGAAAAAGTTTATGATTTATTTGTGGAAGGTAAAACAACTGAAGAAATAATAAAATTAATTAACCTGTAACATGGAAGAAAAAGTAACCAAAAATTTAATGGGTAAGCTTAGACAACCCATCCACATTGATTACATATCAATGTATATTCTTAGAGAATCAATTGAAAAAACTAAAGACATCATTGATAAATTAGTTGAAGACAATATTATTGAAGAATCAAAATATGCGAAAGATTATTATGTGGTTAAAACCGTATAAGATTCAAAACGGATACAAAAAATAAATTAAAATTAAACTATCAAATCAAAAGTAATATGAGCGAACAAGTTAATCACCCAGAACATTATGGAGGAGAAGAAAATCCATACGAAGCCATCAAAGTTATTGAAGAATGGGATTTAGATTTCCATCTTGGTAATACCGTTAAATATATTTCAAGGGCGGGAAAGAAAGGAACAGACAAAGAACTTCAAGACCTTAAGAAAGCGTTATGGTATCTTGAAAGGAAAATACAAAGTTTAGAAAAAAATAACGGAGAATAATTAATTTATTAAGTTACATTTATGATGACTCAAAAGTTCAACTAACAAGAAAAAAAGAATATTATGAAAAATATAGAAAATATAGAAGATGTGTTGAATCAGATTATCAACGGGAATTGTATTGAAGAAATGGCTAAGTTCCCCGAGGGTTGTGTTGATTTAATTGTAACATCACCACCCTATGGTGTTGGCATCAAATACGATGTTCACGATGACGATATGGATATTGAAGAGTATCTTAAGTTTACTAAAGAATGGTTAACCGAAGCTTATAAAGTGTTGAAAGACGATGGTAGAATTGCATTGAATATCCCATATGAAATTAACCGACAATCTAAAGGTGGAAGAATATTTTTTGTTTCCGAAGTTTATCAAGTGATGAAAGAGATTGGATTCAAATTCTTTGGTATCGTTGATTTGGAAGAAGATAGTCCACATAGAAGTAAGACCACAGCTTGGGGTTCTTGGATGAGTTCATCGTCACCATATATTTACAATCCGAAAGAATGTGTGATTCTTGCATATAAAAAACATCACATTAAGAAAATTAAAGGACAACCACAATGGACGGGTATTCCGACAGATGTTGAACAAGAAGATGGTACCGTAAAAAAGAAAGTAGTTTATCTTGAAGAAGATAAGAAAGAGTTTATGGAATTAGTATTCGGACAATGGAAATACTTTGCGGATACCAAATCTTTAACTAAAGCAAGTTTCTCAATGGATATTCCAAATAAAGCCATCAAAATATTGACTTATAAAAATGATATTGTTCTTGACCCATTTGCTGGTAGTGGAACTAGTTTGGTTGCAGCTGAAACCTTGAATCGTAGATGGGTAGGAATTGAATTGAGTGAGAATTATGCAAAGATTGGACGAGATAGAGCCCAACATTTTATTGATTTAAATAGACAAACCAAATTAGAATTTAATTAAAAGGGTCATAAAACCCTTTTTTTTCTTTTATGGATATTTATTAGTAAAAACAAAATGGTGAATATCATATTAACTGAAAAACAATTAGCATTGATTACACGAAATTTTGATGATAAAAATAAAAAATAATTGAACAATATGAAAGAAGAATTAATACTTAAATTAGTACAGATACAATTACAATTCAAATTTTTGCATTGGCAAACATTTGGAGATGCTAAACACAGGGCTTACGGCGAAATCTACGACAATTTAGGTGAAACAATTGATATGTTTACTGAATCCATGATGGGTAAATACGGTAGACCTGAATTTGAACCTGAGTTTTCAATTATGTTCCAAGATATAAGTGCAATCAATGTTCAAAACTTTTTGGACGGAATCACCGAGTTTTTGGTTGATATGACAGAACAATTAGATTCAAGATACGATACTGATTTACTTAACCTTAGAGATGAAATGTTGGGTGAAATCAATAAATTAAAATACTTATTAACATTAAAATCATAATATGGGACAAAAAATAATAAAATTAACTGAAAACGATTTACGAAACATCGTTAAAAGAGTTATCACAGAACAAACTGAAGAGCTAAACTTCATTAAAGGTATTCAAAATTTTTTGAATACAAAGGGAGCTAAATTGGTAGTTAATGGTAAAGCAGGACCTAACTCACCAACTGAGAATGAAATCTCTAATTATCAGGCTAAGATTAAGGTATATCCTGCTGATGGGGTTTGGGGTCCAGACACATGGGATAAAATGCCTGCACAAGACAAAGTACTTTTGAAAAAGTTAATTGCTAAAGAAGGTGGATTAATTGATGAGTTTTTAAACTGGATAGGTTTATAGTGAAAAAACAATTAAACGAAATTGGTTTAAGAGATACTTCAGATTTAAGGAAAAGATATGTTAAAATAAATACTCAACTGAATCACCAGGCTCAATATTAAGTTCTTCACAAGAACCACCATCAATTTCCAAAACAATATTTCCGTTACCGCAATAACTTGGACACATGTCATCATCACATGGAGGACAATTGTGATGGATATTAACAATAACATTATTTTTGATGATAATAATGTCCAACGGAATTATACAATTCTTCATCCAAAAACATTGTTTATCACCGCCCATCAAAAATAATAGACCATCAAAAGTTTCGTCAAAAGTTTTACCCATCATACCGATGTATTTTGATTTTTCATCAACAAGGGTTTTGACTTTGAAGATATTTTGGTTGATTTTTACTTTCATACTAATAAATAGTATGAATCATAAAAGAATAATTAAAACTATTTATGCGGATATGAAAAGTAACATTATTAGATTGAACGAAACTGAATTGATTAAAATAATTAATCGTATAATTTCAGAGCAAACTCTTATGAGTCAAGATGAACTTGAATTAGTTGAGTTGATTAAAATGGGTGACCGAAGAGCTCAAACAGAGTTTTTCAATCAATTTTATAAAAGGATAAAAAGTTTCATCAAATCAAAAACTCAAAAATTTGACGATGATGATATTGATTTAATTGCTTCCAAATCATTAGAAAAGGCGATAAAATATATTGATAAGTTTCAAGGTAAAGGTTCTTTGAGTTCATGGGTTATAAAAATCGCTTACAATACAATGTTAGATAAAGTGAGAGAATTAGAACAAAATAAATTCAAATCAACAAGACACATTGACCCAAGCCAAATATCCCAATCTGATAGATATTATGATAGTCCAATATATAATGATGTTAAGAAAACCTTTGAAGATTTCTTGAAAACATTGAAAGAAAAAGAAAAAGATATTATGGTTCTCAGAGTGCAAGGAACACCAAATAAAGAAATAGCTGAAATAGTTGGAACTTCTGAAGGAACTATTAAATGGTATATTAGTACTTTAGCTAAGAGATTCAAGGATTATATGGAAAAAAATTCATAATTTTCATTTAATTATTTGACTTTTCAACAACCTGTGATATATTTATAATCTCAGTCCGAAAGGACAAACATCCCCAATTTTAAATAAGTTTCAAAAAAGATTTGATTAAATGAAAATTTAATCTTAACTTTGTGAAACAAATGAGATGAGAATCTCGCAAAACCCCACAAATGGTTTGAGAAAACTATATTAAATGTGGGGTTTTTTAAAAAGTTCTTTAAAATATTATATTATGAAGTGGAAATTGTGAAAATTTATAAAAAATATTTTTTACTCTCATTGGTTTGGTTTATATTTGCGCTATCTTAAATACTTAAACTAAAAATTATGATAGCAATTGGATTCGCCACAAAATATTATACTCTCTGGGATTATTCAAAAGAAGAGCAATATTTCACCGATTGTAACGGAAAACACCATTTCGGTGGATACAAACATAGATATGTTTACATAAAGAACATAAGTAAGGATATAGATAAAGTGAATGACTTGTATCCTAACATTGAGCCAAATCTTGAATTGTATGGTCGTAAATCTTCATGGGAAAGAGCAGACGAGATTAAATTCTCTAAAAGTCAATTTAGATATGGGCTCTATAAAGGAACTGAAATATTAGAGTGTAATGATGTATGGCAATTAACTCGATGTTATAATGACCAATTCGAAGGTGCGAGAAGAGCATTCGCAAGACGCCGATTAATTGAATTAGGAGAACTTGTTAGATATGATTGGTTAGAAAATATTGGTTCAAACCTCGGTCGTTCAGAAGAACATAGAAACCCTATTTATTGTGTCGCTATTAGAAAGTACGCAACTTGTGCGGAGGTTAAATTGCTTGAAGCGAAAAAAGCGGAGGAGATAAGAAAATCTCAGACGACGTTCCTACATCAGAATGGAGATAAGGTTGAATTAGAATTGACCGAAATACACAGATTTTCCTTTGAAACACAATTCGGATATTGTTCAATTGTTACTTATCAAAATAAGGAAGGTCAAATTTACAAATACAAAGGTGGAACTCCGCCAAACATAAATGATTTGGAATATTCAAAAGTAAAGTGTACAATAAAACACGCTGACTATAATGGAGAAAAACAAACACTAATACAAAGAGTAAAATTGTTAACAACTTCCGATAAAAAACTTTCACAAAAAAATTTGTTTAATTGAAAAGTTCTTCTTAACTTTGTGAAACAAAACCAAAAACATATACAATGACAACTACAAAAGACGTAAAAGGTAAACAAATTTCATTAGGTAATAAAGTTATTTATATCAGTAATACAAATGGTGCAGGATTGGAGTTCGGGGTGGTTAAGAAAATTACTGATAAAATGGTGTTTGTTGAGGGTTCAAGTGTTAATAGACAAATCTCAAAAGAAAATTGTGGTAGAATGATATGTGTGATTGATTAAATAGTTCTTTAAAATATTATATAAAAAAAGTTTACAAAAAAGTTTGACAAATTGAAAAGTTTATCTTACCTTTGTAAACCAATCAAGAAAGGGTTGACGATGTTGTAAAACTATGGTTTCCTTTTCTAAAATTGAAACAAGCTCTTTGAAAGATATTATTATCCATCAGATTGTTGATGATGAGACCTTCGGGTTGATTCTGAGATTTACTTCTGAAAATGATAATCGGCCGTATATGGTCGTTAAATAAATTGATTAACATCAATATAAAGTGAATGTGTTGTGTTAACATGTTTGCGGCTTCGGAAACGGAGCTTGAGTATACAAGCGAAATATCATTTTTGCTTTAGTAACCGAGGGTAACACTGTAGGTGAAGAGTTGAGATGACCAAGCGATGTGGGTCGTTTGGTTGAGGTGGGAACACCAATAAGAATAATTCGTAGGGATATTGTAAGAAGTGTGACCTCCAATCTCATCATTGCGTGTTCCAATAAGAAAGTGGACTTAAAACCGAAAGGTATGATGGTGTACAGGCGGTGCTGTTACTATCCCTACTTTGAATCTACCAAGGTTCTTAGTTTGAAGTTGACTTGATATATGGAGATGGGGACATCTCAAGGAGTGGTTTAGTATTCTGTTGTTCAAAAGATAACGGAGCTTACGGTGGACCACCACTTCTAACATCCACGACACACAAACTTATAATTTACAATGTTAATGTAAAAGTTAAACTAAAAATCATAAGCACAAGTGTCCATCACTCGTAAATGAAAGGTGATTCCTTAGTTATGGGCTGTCCATAGCACAAAAAGACCGCAAGTCTGATTGTATTCTTACGAAAAACCTCTATGGTGTCGAAACCTGAGTTAGCTCGCAAGGTTAAAGAGAGTTGAGTATTAAGAGAGTAGTTTACGAGTCAAGAAGTAATTGGTATAACCAATTATCACTGAGGATTACATCTCAAAAGGATGTGGAAACGAACCGAAACAATAATGGTTCTAAAGATTCTTAATAACAGGTTTATTCTCAACCTTTTAGCCACTAAACCCCATCTGTTAATTCAGGTGGGGTTTTTTATTTATAATATTTTATTTGGTATTTCAGAATTAATTTTGTATCTTTGTATTCTAAATCGGAAAAGGATATGAACATGGCATCACACAACATCAAGATTCAACACGAAACATTTGGGGTA